GCCCTCAAAAACGGTGAGTATACGGAGTTTAAATTTACAGTCAAAGAGAGTCCAACGGTGGATTTGGAATATAATGTTTTCGTCTTTTTTGTAGACTATACCAAACCACAACAACAAACACTCGTAAGAAAGTTCTACGAGGAGAAACAAAAAACAAATCTCAAGAAAATTAACAAACAACCAATAAAGAAGACTTTTGATGAAAATGACTATATGAGTTTTGATACCCTTGAGGAGTTCAATACCCGAAAGAGATGGAAACTCATTGTAGACAATGTCCTCAGAAATCCAGAGTTTTATTCGTGTGTGAGTTCTCTCAATAGAAAAACATTCTCTATAAAGTAGAATGAAGTCAAAGTCTTACATTTTAATGCAGATTGGAGAGCTCCTCAAAACAAATAGAGGCCTCTGTCCAGAAGAGGTGGAAGAATGGATAAAGGAAAATGAAGATAAGAAAGTCTACGAACTCCTCGTCATCAAGAAGGATCTCGCAGAATCACCTAAAGAGTATGCGGATGTTTCTTTTATGACATGGTTTAGAGGTTAGACGCGATACAAAGGTATGTTTAAACGGTGGTGTACACAACAAAAATTTAACAATGCAACCAATCTATCACATGTGCTCATGGACGGTGGTGTCCTTTCCGTGCCATATGATAAATTGAACGAGTTCCACGAAAAGTACATAGAGGCTGTGAAGTCTGGTGAAAAATTGTTTGTCGTTGAACAGAAGAGTCCCCGGTATAACTTTTTCGTGGACATTGATTACAAAGATAGCAGGTCCCTCACAATTGAGGAGATTCAGGATATTTGTAAGATCATATGTGATAAAGTAAAGCGTCACGGTGGTAAGGACTGTTTGATATCTGTGTCACCAACCAAAAAGGTGGGTGAGTACACAAAAACTGGAGTCCACCTCAACTGGCCAGAGTTTGTTGTAGATCAACCGTCGGCCATTGCTCTCAGGGAGCACATTCTTGTGGCACTCTCGAGAGCTAAAGGCGCTACGGATTGGAATGAAATTATAGACGCAGCCGTGTACGGTGATGTTCGTAGGAAATCCAAGGGGAGTGGGTTCCGCATGCCATGGTCCCATAAGATGGCAAAACATATGCCATGTGGTGGCCAGGGTTGTGGGGGGTGTGAAGGAAAGGGAAAAGTTGTACAGGTTGCCTATCTTCCTCTATTCATCTATAATCACGGACCCCTCAGTAAGTTGACAAAAATTGATCCGCAACCAAATCTGGATATTCTGAAAATGTCCTCCATTCGGACGGAACAACCGCAACACATTACAGTGGAGCCACCCTCTTCTGTCATCAAGGAAGGATCATTCACCGATGCTCAAACAAAAGATGAAATTGAGAATGATGAGCTCAAGGGTCTCATTGAGGATTTCATTCAGAGGAATATGGAAGGTCAGTCTACTTCTGTGGTGACAAAACTTTTCAAACACAAGGAGACCTATCTCGTTTCAACCAACTCCAAGTATTGTGAGAACCTCAAGAGGGCTCATAGCTCCAATCATATATGGTTTCATGTCAGTGGTTCGTGTATAGCACAAAAGTGTTTCTGTAGGTGTGAAACGATAAGGGGGCGACGCGATGGTTTTTGTAAAGATTTCTATGGTCGCAAACATACTCTCACACCCAAGATTGTTGAAAAATTGTATCCCAAAAAGGAGGATCTCAAAAAGTGTCCAGAAATCAAAAAGTTCGAGGAGAAGCCCCAAATCAAACAAAGTGATGTGAAAGGGCCCCTTGAATCTTTCATGCGCAGATGTATGAAATGTCCAGATGACACTTGTGTTGTAAGCATCACACAACAGAGGGGTGGTTTCACCGCCCTCACAACTTCAACATATTGTGAAACAATTGGGGGCGATCACCAAGATTGTACAATGTCCTATGTCATTAAGGGTAGTAAAATAACACAAAAGTGTCCCGTGTGTACAAAGAGTAGATCCAGAACACACGAACTTAGTGGGAGTGTTAAGGAAGCACTCAAACCACCCCCAAAAAAATAAAACACAACAGTAGAAGAATGGCTCTCATTCTCGTTGGTGTCACCGTATTTCTTGCGGCAAAACTCATCAACGATATTGAAATACCACAACCCATCCCCCAAATAGATGAATTTCATATGTATTCAGGGATTCACCCACAACTCTATAAAGATTATCTAAAATACAAGAGTGAGGGTCGTCATATAGATGCCCAAAACGCCCTTGAAGAGCTCGCACTGTACGCCGATTTTGATTTTAGGGAAGAAATACAAGAAAAGATACTTAAAAGGCAGGAGTCTTTATTTATTTAAATGGTTCAGACCAGGACACGATCAGGGCGACACATAAAGAAGCCAGAACTCTATCAACCAGAAGAAACTATTCTTGAAGACGATTACGCCCCCGAAGATCACGATTCCGATTTGGGATCTGATATTGACACTGAAGATGAATATTATTCTGACGATGAGAGTGATGATGACGATGATGAAGGTAGTTTGAAGGATTTTTTGGTAGATGACGATGAAGAAGAAAGTGAGGAAGAAGATGCTTAAAAAAAACAGAATCTATATTAGAAAATGGAAACTGATATAGGAAATCCAATTGATTACAATCCAGTAGAGGATCCATTTAAAGAAAAGGAAGAGAAGCATGAAGATAGTACACCTATAAACGAAGAGGAATACTATTTTCAACCTTCTGAAATGATGTATCCACCACAACAACAACAATTTCACGCATACCCAACAGACAGAAATGATTTTTTCTCAAATGTTGATAAGTCGGTATGGATCATAGCATTTGCTGTGTTTTTACTTGGCTTTTTCATGGGGAAAACCATGCAACCAGTGATCCTCAGGTACGCTTGAGTATCCGGTAAAGTTGCCTGTGTCTCCATAAATTGGAATGATCTTTCCTGTGATATCACGATTCATAACTTGAGTTGGATACATAGGTATGATGAACGCGTCGCGTGTATCCTCAATGAATCCGTGTGCTGTATCCACCTTAACTCTCCTACTTTTGTTTTTTGAAGTCACAATGTTACTTGGTTCAAAAAACAAAATAAAGAACGCACTAGTCAAAATAATGGTCAAAATTATTTTCCACATTTTGTTCTAAAATTAACGAATATTTAATTTAGGCCGAAGAGACTTCTGGTTCACCCTCATCCTTAGTTTCTTCAATCTTGGCTTCGGTAGAAGCAGCCTGCTCTTCACGCCACTTGCGTCGCTCTTCAATCTCTGCCGCAACAATAGCATCAGCTTCCTTGACGAGGTCTTCCATCTGAGCATCTGGCTTTTCCTTCTTGAGCTTCTCAATAATATCAGCTGGGTGGCTGACTGGTGGCTCGTCTGGCTTGGTGTAGAACATAGAGTTCTCATCCCCTGGCTTGACATATGACTTGGCTTCCATCATATCTCTCTTTCGCTCATTGAACATACGCGCGGCTTCAGCTTGATTCTCTTTGTAGCCGCTCATGATTTCTTCCAACTTTTCATTTTGGTAGTGGACATCTTCAATCTTGAGGGGATCTGGTGGAATGAGGAGCCACTTGTACATGTCAACAACATAGATATCAAAGGTGCTATCTTCCTTTTGGAGACGCTTCGCATGCGTTGCAGCCTCATCCCGGGAAGCAAAGGCGCCACGAATCTTGATACCAAACTTATCATTCTTTTGTGGAGCCTCTGGTCCGACAACAGAGAGGCATGCGTACAATTGACCTGGAACGGTGGTGTAATCTTGCTCAAGAGACATGTTTATATCTTACACAATACTTAAAACTTTAAGCTACTTGTATTGTAAATGGGGGCATTCTGGAACAAACAACCTGTGCCTCAAGACGGTGTTGTATATGAAAATGGCATGGAAATTGAAAAGGAGAAGAATATTGTAAATGAACCAATGAAACTCCCCAATGGTTTTTCATGGGATAAACCCAAACTTGAAGAAGCACACACACTTCTGAATGCTCATTATGTGTGCGATGAAACTTTTAGATTGACATACTCACTTGAAACTCTCAAATGGGCAGCTGAAATGCGTGGATACGAAAATAGAGGTATCCGCCACAATGATACGGGTAAACTCATTGGATACATTTCAAGTGTTCCAACAAAAGTGAGAGTGTGTGAGGATGTTCTCAATATGGTTCAAATCAATTTTCTTTGTGTTCATCCCAACTATAGGGATAGGGGTTTTGCGCCGGTGCTCATTAGCGAAATCAAAAGAATCGCCAATATAAAAGGTGTATGGCAGGCGGTATATACAGCTGTCACAAAGATACCTGGATCTGTAGCGAAAAGTTCTTACTGGCATCGTTTCCTCGATGTGAAGAGACTTGTGAAGACTGGATTCTACCAGACGGATCGATTGAGAGAGAAGTATTTTGAAGTTCGTGGAAACTCCCAATTTAGAAAGATGACACACGAGGATGTACCAAAAGTCACCCGAATACTTGAAAAATACTTTAGTGGCTTCAAGGTGGCACCCCAAATTGACAGAGAGTGGGTTAAACATTGGATACTTCCAATTTATTCATATGTGAATGATGAGACAGACGATTTCATTTCTTTTTATGAAGTGCCATATAATCGTGTAGATGGGCGAGACACGGTCAAACAAGTCTATGCATTCTACATGGTTGGTGATGTGTACAACGATGCATTTATTCTCGCGAGGAACCAAGGCTATGACGTGTTCAATTCTCTAGACGTAGGACAAAAACGCTCCGACCTAGAGAAGATGAAGTTTCTTGAGGGAAGTGGACATGTATACTATTATTTGTTCAACTGGCTTCCATCTTCTTCAGTTGGTTCCGAAGATATACAACTCAAATTACCTTGAGGGTTGAGTCGTTCATTAATAAGTTTACATATTCTTCACCGAGTTCAACCCCAGTGAAAGGAAGACCCAAGTCTCTTGCTGCCACTATAACCGGATTCACGAGGGACAATTACGGGTAACCTTACCCCTCACGTGTGTAGAGTATATTTTTGACATTGAAGTTCCTAAGTAAAAGAAATGGGAGTAAATATTCATAAGATGGAAGAGATCCGCCGAAACCACAATAATGCCAAGAGGGAACTCATACAATGTGTGACGAGGGAGGGGCATCAAATCTTGGATGTGGGATGTGGCTTTGGTGGCGATCTTCAGAAATGGCACAAGTGTGGAGCAAATATGAGTATGTGTGATCCAGAGCCATCAGCCCTTGTAGAGGCCAGAAGCCGTGCTAAGAATATGCATATGAGGGTAAACTTCTATGAGGGTGACATCCATAATTGTCCAAATAGAAAGTTTGATATTATGTGTTACAACTTTTCACTTCATTATATTTTTGAAAGTCGCGGAAAGTTTTTTAGTTCTCTGAGGGAGATTAAGAAGAGAATGAAACCCGGTGGAAGACTCATAGGTATCATACCAGATTCAGAGAAGATCATATTTAGGACACCCCTCAAAGATGATATGGGTAACTTTTTCCTTACAAAGAATCATGGGAATGGTGGTTATGGTGAAAAACTATTTGTAAACTTAGCGGACACTCCCTTCTATGCAGATGGTCCCAAGTCTGAACCTATAGCCTACAAAGACCTTCTCATCACACACTTAGAAGAAATGGGTTTTAAATTAGAATTGTGGGAGGGTCTCACAGGAAATCCAATTTCAGAACTGTATAGTAAATTTATCTTTGTATATAAGAGATGATCGCATTCATTGTATTGATCCTCATAAACATTTGGATACTCTCCCAAACTCGGGAACCCCAGGAACTCGTGGAAGTCAAGGAGAAATACAGAGTCCTTCGTGAACACATTTCCTCTACAGGTCACCCAAAGTATCAGATGCTCGTGCGTTGTGTACCACTCACAGGATTCCACTCCATGGGTGAATCTGTTGGTTACAATACAAACAAGGGACAGGAAATTGCTTTGTGCCTTGACGGTAACCCAAATGAAATCTTCCATGTCCTCATCCACGAATTAGCTCACTGTACAGTTGATGAGTACTCACACTCCGAACAGTTTTGGAATAATTACCTTGAACTTCGTGATATGTGCGTGGAGTTGGGTATCTATGAAAAGATACCCGAGAGAACCAGGTTTTGCGGACAACACATTCAGGATAAATAATCTTCTTCCTTCATATTAAATGAAGACTCCCCTCAGCGTCTTGCTGACAGTCATTGCGTATTATATTACGATATACGGAATTACTGTCATACCTCACATGAGTAATAACTATTTCTTGAACTTGGCGGTGATGACCCTCGTGGTTCCAAATATATTGAGATACATCATTGGCAATGTACCAAGGCTCGCAGTTGACAGACTTTTTATGATTTCAACAACGATGATTGCGTTCTTGATTACATATGTTATGAATATCATGATGAGTGATACAAAGGATGCGGTGAAGGAATATGGAAGTGACAGAAGCAAGACACTTAAGTTGAGTGCCTTGCTCATGACAGCGTTTGCTGGAGGAGCTTTGATTACCTATTATTCGGGTATTGATAACTCAATCTATTCAAATATGGGTTGGGAGTCAAATCAGGGCTTGACAATTTGATCCTTCACAAAGTAAAAGACCACAGCAGCAACCAAACCGGTTGAAGCCAAGCCCACCATGCTTCGGGACCCCTGTTCGTTAAGGAACTTGGGGACTGAAGTGACAAGCTTGTCTTGAACTGGCTTAGACACAGCAAGGGCGGCAGCAGCACCCGCAACGAGAGCGATCAATTGATCGTCGGTCAGGTTGAATGGGTTCTTACTTTCTGGCTTCGCTTCCTGTTGTGGCATAGCATAAGCACCCTGAGGTTGCGGGGCAGTCATTTGTGGCATCATACCTTGCATGCGGGGTTCCTCTGTCATCATTGGTGGTTCCATCATAATATCATTAATTGGGGTGGAGTCCATCGTCTGTTTACTTTGACTCACATTTTTTTCGGGTTGTGAAAACGCTGGTTGTTCATTATTCACAAATGTTGTAGATCTATTGTCACCAATTGGTACCATTCCATCACCATTATCCGCCAGGTTGAGGGTATTAATATCCGTGGACATTTACTATAGTCTTATGTTTTTGAGTTAGAGATTTCACACAATTTAAGATTAAGAATGAATGATTTTGTTCAACAACCAATGATAACATACATTGGCAACAAAAGGAAACTTGTCAGTAAGATTGAAGAAGT